CAATGACGGCGCAACGGGAATGGAGGGGGGCAATGATTTTGTTCTTGTAGTTACAGGTAAAGATGAATCTGCAATTTCCAATGAACTCCTCAGTAAACGCCCGTAAGCAGAGTTGAACATCTGGGGTTGTGTTGTCAGCCTCATCAATGATAATGACCTTGTGTTTAGAATCTGACGAAAGCGATACGGTCGAAGCGAAATTCTTCGCATTGTTTCTGACAGTATCAAGGAATCGTCCTTCATCGGATCCGTTGATGACATAGTAATCTACTCCTAGTTCATGACAAAGTGCTTTGGCCACTGTTGTCTTACCACAACCAGGAGGACCAGACAGAAGGAGATTAGGAACCTCACCCTTCTGTACAAATTGTTTAAATGTATTCTTGATACCCTCGGGCAGAATACATTCATCAATGGTCTGGGGTCGGTAAGACTCAACCCAGACAAATTCATTACGACTCATAATTAAATAACTTTTCTTAAAAGAGCTTGTTGTAAAGTGTCAATAATAAATGCAGGATCATCCTGTGCTTCTGCAAGTGTATCGTATGTACCTATTTTCAGACGATCAGCGGCTTCTGTCAACCCCCTATACATCATCATATCAAATGGATCTTTGATAAAAGAATGTGTCCAGAATACTACTGCGTCTCTATGTCCTTCTGTCACTTCACTTACACGGTGTGGAGTATCAGTCTTGTATGTAACTGACTTTCCCTTCTTTGGTTTTATCTTTATCTCTTCATCGTTCAACCACAAACACAATTCACCACCCACAAACTCATCATTTAAATAGATGGTTGTACTAAAATCACCACAAGCTGCCACATCGTGATGGGGTCTATAATAACCACCGGTAGGTGTTCTAGTAATCAAGGGTCGATTACTATTCTTTGCAATTGTAAAATCATGGAATCTCTTATGAGTATCCATCCTGTCATACACTATTGAGGATAACTTCTGATAAGCATACTGATCTACAAATTCAATCTGAAGATTCTTTTTTATGTTATCTGATCCTGAATAGGTAATGGAACCATCCACCCAGTTACCAAATTGATCTACGATGTAATAGATTCCATTGATATCATCAGGTGTCAGGTTCTCTTCAATAACAAGATGGTCTTTCATTTTTTCTTTTCTTGTTCTTTCAACCACTCTTGAAACTTCTCTTTGCCCTTCTTGACTTTCCACCAAGGGGCATAGAGGGGTCCATCATAGTCTTTCTTATTCATGACAAAGGTCTCTGAAATATTTCGGATACAATGTCTGTTGCTTTCATAATATCATACATGTATGTAGCAGCAGCTCTGGGTTCTGTGTGATCACCACACGTAAACACATCACATACTGCCATACCATTCTCTGGCCATGTATGAATAGAGATATGAGACTCTGCTAGAAGAGCAACAGCCGTTACTCCATGAGGATCGAACTTATAGGATGAGATGTCAAGTAATGTACTTTGAGATATAGAGGCAGCATGGGAAAGAGTATTCCTTACATGTGCCTCGTCATCCAACAAATCGTATGGACAACCCTTCAGTGTGAAGAGTATGTGTCTCATCCAAATGTAGAGTCAGGTTCCAGAGCAATGTAATAGGTAACATCGATGTTCTGGTTCTGGAACCGTGACAACAGTTTCTCTGACACAACTACATCATAGTTACCAGGGACGATCTTCAGGTTCTCTTCCTTGAAGTTGAAGACAAACTCGGTGTTAGTCTCACCAACCACGATAGAGAAGTCATTAGAAGTATCGTTCTTCTTGTCACGGGCGACCAGTTTGATCACACCGTTCTCACCAATCACAGAGATGTCGGGGAGTTGATAGACAGATGCAGCCTTCTTCAGTTTCTCCAGTTGTTGACTGGTCAGTTGGAAACACACATCTTCAGTAGGAAGAGTGATCTCTTTCTCAGGTGGTGCAACGATCACAGACGGGTCTGCAAAGAAATACTTGGATCGAGAACGACCCTCCTTGATCACCACATACTGATCGTTACCAAAATCAAGATCAGGGGAGGAGTGGAGAGACAGACCGTTCAGGAATTGGTTCAGGTCATAGATACCGAAGTCTTTGGGGAACTCCTCAGATACATTGGCTTCAACCAGGATGTTCTTCATCACTGAAATTGAACGCAGCTTCTGACCTTCCTTGAACAGGATGGACTGGTTGATAGAAGAGAAGTTCTTGAGGAGACTTACAGTTGATTCAGAAAGTTTCATAATTATTTTTTGGTTGCTTTGTTACACCAGAGAAGTGATACAGGAGGATACAATAGTGGATGGCTTTGAGGATGTCAAGTTTTGACTTACCATTCTTCTTACCAAACCGTGACAAGTATTTGATAGCATTGGATCGACAGAAAGGTTCTGCGTCACCGATACTATCAATCAAGTCCAGTGTCTGAGTTTTGTTGTCGTTTGAGTAATGTGCTTTGTACGTTCCACTCAGATAGTCACGTACTTCTTTGAGGATTACATCCTCCTCATATTTCCAAAAACCATTTACGTTACTGATGTTTAAGTCCATTGTCAAGTCAATGGAGCCGGTAGATTCACCGGGGAGGGGCGTCCATTCAAACCCCTCCTCAGGTAGTTCATTCATGTAATCATACAATAGAGACCATGCGTTCATTCTACACCTGATTCGGTAGAGTTGTCAAGGTTAAAGTCTGCATCAACTTTGTCATAGAGCTCCATAAATGCAGACTTGGTTTCATCATCAAACCGGTTGATACAAACCTCAAGTGCCTTAGCCTTGTTATCAAAGATAGAGAATGCACGGACAATGTGAACCAGACGACGGGTAGAGATTACCTCATCGATACCACCATCATAGAAGGTCTTACGGATAATGTCAGCCCAGTCAACCAGGTGCTTACAGAAGTCTTTGTCATCACACAGGGAGGACAGGATCTGAATCTCTGTCTTAGGTGTCGGATAAGACTGTTCAAAAGTGACAGCGAAACGCTCAAGAAATGCCTCGTTCAGAACGTTAGTACCGATGAACCGACCGTCTTCAGATCCCTTACCCTTGGTGTTGGCAGTAGCGATGACATTAAACCCATCCTTAGGTTGAACGAATCTACCAATCTTCTTGAGGAAGACACCCTTACCTTCAAGAATTGATTGGAGACACAGGATCTTGTTAGAAGCCAGGTCAACTTCGTCTAGAAGAAGTACTGCTCCACGTTCAAGAGCCTCGATGACTGGGCCATTATGCCAAATAGTCTCACCGTTAACCAGACGGAAGCCACCAATAAGATCATCTTCATCAGTCTCGATGGTAATGTTGACACGAATCAACTCACGCTTGAGGACTGCACAAGCCTGTTCCACCAGGAAGGTCTTACCGTTACCAGAAAGACCCGTAATGAACGAAGGGTAGAATACACGGGACTTAATAATCTTCTTAATATCACTGAAGTTACCAAAGCTGACGAAGGTATCATCTTTCTCCGGGATAAGGTTTTGTTCGATTGCAGGAAGTGCTGCAGGGGACTTATAATCGAGTTCCAGTTTCTCTTGAACGGTCAGATTCCACTTGCCACGACCGACCTTATAGGACTCAAGCCTACGGGTAACGGTGTTATATGTGGTGTCATTCATTGCACACCAAGCGCGGACATCTGCGGTGACAACCTCTGACCCATACAAATTGGTGAGAGAGGAAACGATGTACTCAGTAGAAAGTGACATGTGTGTTGTGTGTTTCAATAACGATAGTATAGGACAAAACCGCCCGATCAGACGGACGGTTGTGACGGTTTATCAAGTGGTCAGCTGATGATATCAACAAACTGACTCAATACCTTTCTATTTAGAGACTTAGAGTTAAGATTCTTAACAAAGGCAGACTTGATCTTGGCTTTAGATGCACCATCCTCAACCTCAAACTCAGTTTCATTACTGAGTCCAGAGGTCAACATACCAAAGTATGAGGTATATCCAGTGGATTTTAGAGCAATAAACTTGTTCTTCCTAATCTTCTTGTAGATATCATCCGAAACAAACCCTTCGCTATAACGACGGACAAAACCCTTGAAGTCGGAGTTGTTAGCCAGACGAATACCAATAGTATTCACATCAGGGAATGTTTGTTTGAGATTGTTCAACAGGATCTCGGTGAACTTCCAGTACTCATGTTGTACCTGATAGGTGTGACCAGTCTTACGATTACGAACAAAGTCACCAGCATAGATACGACTAGTTCCCATACGATTATCATCATAGTAATCGTTCCTCTTGAAGAAGGGGAGAACATTTGCTTCACCATCAGTTAGAATAATCGTGTTGATCTTCTGAACCTTGTTCTTCTTTTTGAACTGAGGGATCAGTTCATGGAGACAAACAATAGCCTCATTCAAAGGGGTTCCAGACAAAGTGAACTGAGGAGGGAAAGTATATGGTGCCCATTGTGTCATGGCATAAGCAACTCTCCAGAGACTAAGAAGTTGTTTATCAAGTGTCTTCTTGTTTACATCACTAGTAAGGAAGTGCATGAGACTGAAGTCAGGAGAGATCAAGAAATGATTCTCAACACACTCTTGATTTTCAATCTCTTCCCAGTTTGAGTGGTAGTGATTCGTATCTCTGAGGTAACTAGTGGTGAAGGCATAGACATCAAAGGGAATGTTGACCTTACTGCAGAACCAAACAAGATTGTACAGTTGCTTAAGGGTATCCAGTAGAGTCTCACCCATGGATCCAGACCAGTCAAGAATGAAAATAAGACCGTGGTTCTTACCGTCAGGAATCACATTGACCTTGTTAAACAGATCTTCGTTGTACTTATAGGTGTGAAGTTTGGAACAATCAAGGGTACCAGTCTTAGCAGTGAATGACCTTGAGTATGCGTCTGCAGACTTCTTACATTCAAACTCTTTGACAAGATAGTTGACCTCCTTACCAGCAGACTTCTTGAATTTGATGTACTGATTATCAGCCCGAGTGAATTCTCTAGGATTGTCAGTCCGTGTCTCTTCTGAGTAGGGACAAAAGTAAGGTTTGGGATTTGCTTGTTCGTACCAAGACTCATCAAGTTCATCATGCATTCTCTTGTTAGAGATAACGATCTTATCGATGTTGATCTTAGGAACCTCAACATAATCACTGGGTCTACCACCCCTACTGATATCACCGTTGAATTCTTGAGCACCCTGTTGGAAAGCCTCGTCAGTCTGAACCTCCAGTGGCTTAGGCATCTCAGTTTGTGCTTGAGTTACCTGTCCAGTGTTCTCAGTCTCACCTTCCATGGATGAACCTTCTTCATCACCTTCACCCTCACTGGCTTGTGGTTGTGTTTCTTCACCACTAGGACCGGGTTTGTTACCCTGCATCGGGATATCAGCAACCTTATCTTGGGCGTGCTGCTCTTCACAATACTTGTAGAGAACTTCGGCAACCATCACGGCGTCACCGAATGTCTCAGTGTCAGCCATCATGTCAATGATCTCTTGTTCCTTACTGTTATGGATAGGAATGTCCTCAAACCTACCAA